TGAACGGAGTTGAGGCAATTTGGCCTTTTGGGGTTGCTTCAATCGCCATCAGAGATCACCGGCATCTGTGGCTTCCGTGACTTCAACGCCCTGCGCATTTCGCCAATCTTCGCCCTCTGCATAGCTTATTTCGAAGCGGTGTGTGAAGCCTTCAGTTGTGGGATTGATCTTCCCTCCAGCATCGGAAGGAAGAGAAGATGTCCAAGAGACATCTCCCTTGGGTTCATCTTTTGTTCCGACGCGCCCGGTGTAATCACCCGTACCTTCAGTTATGGGAGTGAATGAGGAAACGAAAGCACGCCTTCCTTTGATCAATTTCACATCAGATGTCTGCATCTTGGCTGGCATATTATTGCCCGAAAAAAAGACCAATCGAAATTGATCATCAAAGCCTGCCAATTGTGGCCGCCCACCAGCCCAAAGGCGACTGTCCAGGCTATCTTCCATGGTGTCAATGTCATCAAAGCGCGATGATTCAAGGCTGTAGCCTGGGCTAGAAGCGCTGAAGATGAAGGATAGATTAACAGGGAGATCGACCCACTTCCCAGATGTTGTGTGAAATCCTAGCACCCTCGGGGTGTAGTCATCTGATGCCCAACCGACAGTTGGGTAGCGCCAAAACACCATTTTCGAAACATCATCATAAGCAGCTTGAACAGACCAAAGCTTGTCGAGATCGACTTGGCGCTCGATGAACCACTTGTCAACCGACCCATCACCGATGGGTTGTATTGATCCACCTTGAATTGCCTTGAAGAAGCCACCCTCAGAAAGGAGGTAGCCACCCGTCGGGCCTTCAGCAAGGCTTCGGTGCGCAACTGATCCAATTCGCTTGACCACTGGGGTGAAAGTCATCAGGAGATCACCTTCAACGCGCGTCACCCAGTGAATTGCCCCTTCTTGGAATATGTATGCGCCATTGCCCACAGGAAGCCCGCCAGTGAGAACCCCGCCATCAAGAAAAACATTGTAGTCAGCCCCATCCGACCCAAGCCCCCAAAAATCCTTGCTTTCGATCCCTGACCACTGCGTGAAGTTCTCGTCTCCATTGAGGCGACCAGCCCAAACGCGCTGAGCGAAGTTCATTCCCCATGCAGCAGAGGGAGCGCCTGTGAGGGCTGTCGAGCTTCCGGTGAGGATGCTCATTTCTTGGGTTGCCATTCCCAAGTTGAATGCAACGACATTATCGCGAAATTGAACGAGGCTTGTGAATGATTCAGGGTCCAGGCCCATTGCGCTGGATGTCAATTGATCAAAAGCCCAAGGTTCATCATCAGTGTTGACGCGATATATGTGATCGACCGTTGCGCAAATTATTGCGGATTGACCGTCTATGGTCCTTAACTCTTTGGCTGCAATTGGCTTGCTCGGAAGGGCTTCGCTCATGACGACAGGGAGCTTGAGAGGTGAATATCCACCGTCAGTCGATGGCACAACACCTTCAAGAAGGTTTGATGAGCCAATAGACTGATTGTTCACATCTGGGCGAAAATCACCAAAGGGTATCATCAGAACTCCGTGGGAACGAGAAAGCCCGTTCCGCTGGTTTGGTCTTGCTCTTCCTTGAGAGCATCATATGCCTCTTTTTCGCGGCCCATTGCCTTGGCTGCCTCAGCATCATTCCGAAGGACATCAGAGTAAAGGATTGCCTTGGCTCGGTAGCGGATCATTGCTTCCGCCTCAACCATCCAAGGGTTGTTTTCTTCAGCGTCATTGGCTGGCTTATCAATCTTGTAGTGGCCAGCAAGGGAGACTGTGTAGACAGCATTGGGAATGGGGTAAAGGACGATGCTCCGACCGTAACGCCCATAATCAGAGGGCTTGCCCACATTCGATCCGGCCATCTTAACATCATTCAGAGCCAAAGAAGAATGCTTCAGCTCAGTGACTTGGCCAGAAGAATTCAGCCAAACCCCATCAATGCGATAGAATTTGGGTATGTCAGCATCATCAGCCTTGCCGTACAATCCCTGCCCAGAGACTGTCGAGAAGGCGAGGCCATCTGTGACGTTGAATGCAAATTGCTTGTTTTGGTAATGGTTGATTGCACCCGAAATAGCTATGGCAATATCAGCAGCCAAACCACTGCGGCGCATTTCTGCCGCGAGGTTGGATTTCATGTTACCTAAGTTAGACATTCGGGTGCAACCCTTTTCAGTTAGCCGTCATTGTCGGGAATGTAACAAATGATGACTTCCGCTTCGCCCGCTGTCGCAGCCGTGCCAGCAAGGGCTGGAGTGGCTGTGATCTGAGTGTCTGCTGTCATGACATAGATGCCGGTCGCCTCATCCAATGCAACTTGGGCAACAGTGCCCAAGGCCAAGTCTGTGGCGAATTCATCCGGATCGTCATTGCCCTGTTGGGCACCGATGTCGAGAACATTCGAAGTCCCTGCGTTAAAGACTGTTGAGATGCGAACGCCTGACATAGGCTGGATTATTACAGCACCAGCCGGGATCCAACCAACAGTCACCTCAGTCCCATTGTCCGCAAAAGTGATTGTCTTGCGGATGTAGTGGACGAGCTGCATTTTGAGATCGCGAGCAACAGTACCGCGAGTGTTAGTAGCCATGATTCATGGTCCTTTCAACTTGCGTTCGAGTTACGCGGTGTGCTTGGCAGCGTAGGAAGAAACAACAATCGAGCCGAAGTCCTGGCTGTCATATCGTGTCTTCTTCATGCCGTACATGCACATGATGGAAACCTCAAGCTGGCGCTTGTGGTCGACGAGTTCTTCATTCCAGGCATAGTTCGATGGCCCTGATCCCTTGCCGAAGGATAGAGCACAAGCTTGTGCTCCCAGAAAAACTGCGCGCCGAACAGTCGGAACATCAGCGCCTGTCGAAGAGTGGACGCCGGTTGTCACGTGGTTTGCACGCTTCAAAATGACATTGTCAAACTCACCAAGGGAGTCAGTGAAAATGGGGTTCTTGGAGACTTTCCCACCCTGCATTGCCGCCTTCTGAATATCCAACCACTGCCCATTGGAAATATTTGTCCTAAGATCAGTGACCTGATAAGGGTGAAGATACATCACATATCGACCACCATCCAGGTCTTGCCCATCTTTGCCGACGCCGCTGATGTTGATTGGGCGCAGAGGGCTGTCACTACCCTCAGCCAGCTCTTTCGCATAACTGACATAAGACAAGTCGAAAGTATCTGCAGCGACAATGGCTTCATCGTTTGGCGTCTGAGCGGCGTTCGTCTCATCAACCCGAATGTGGCGTGTCGGAGCAAGGATTTCATTGTTGCCCTTGAACTTCATCCCACGAGCTTCAGCGGTGTAGCCGCAAACGTGATTGAAGAACACAATGCTCATGCGCTTCGCTTTCCACGTCTGAAGGCCACGGCGAGCCGCTTTCCGCAGATTGTATGGAACGCGCTGTGCATCAATTGAGCGGCCACGGTTAGGAATGCTTACGAGGTGGCCCAACTCATTGATGACCAACTTGTCATTGAAAAGCGAAAGGCTCTCGCCGTTGCCTTGAGCTGTTTCACCCTCAGTGAAACCATCACCATCAAGCTCCTTCAAGAGAGCATGGGTGACTTGGTCACCGCTCTCTTTTGCAGTCTCGTTTTTCAGGTGGATGATTGAATTCTCGTCAGTGCCGATAAGAGACGAAAGGCCGGTACGATATACAATATCGTGATATAGACCTTGCGACCACAGCTTCTGCGCGAGGGGGTCATTGACCCCAAACTCTGTGCTAGCCATTTTGCTCTTCCTTTCTTGGGTTAGAGCGGTTTCAGTTGGTCGCCTGTGCATTTCGCCGCACGGCAAGCGAAGCAACCATTAACCATGGTGCGAGGTTTGAGTGGATAACGGGCCACTCCCCGAAGCAACAAGTTTATGGCCCTGTGCTCAGGCCTTTTTGGGAGACTGCGGGCAATCAGCCTCCCAAAATTTCCTCATAGATTTGACGCCCTTTGGACGTTTCCATGAATTTCTTAAACTGAGAATCACTCATCGCAGCAATTGCCTTGCCATCAATCTCTTTCGGTGCAACGCCGCCCGTGACGTTTGAAAGAGAGGTGTGTGCTGCACGAGTGGCTGCCTCAGCTTCTATTTTCTTTGTGGACTCGGCACGAGCCTCTGCAGGATCGGCGTTGACTCCTTCAGGTGCCTTGCCATCCCAGCCATGGAACATGGCCAATCGGCGAAGGTATTCGCCAGGCCCAGCTTTTGAGTTCATGCCTTGCTGGGCCTGGGATGATAGGTTGTTCAAAAGTGCGCGATCCAGATGCTTCCCGGTCAGGCCTTGATCGGCCAGGTTTTCGCGAAATGCCTTGACAACGAAATCGCCAGCCGTGACGAGCGTTGGATCATCTTTCGCGAAAGGGGCGACAGCCGCTTCGAAGTCGTTGACAGCTTTGGCTTCTGAGGCAACTGCCTCACGGAATGTTTTTTCCTCTTGGCTCTGCTGAGCGGCCTGCTGGTATTCGCGGTCTTGACGCTCCTTTACAGCCTTGATGTCGTGGGCCATTGCGCCGATAGG